ATTTGTCCGACAAGACCTAGGGATTCGCGTGCTGAAACAGGATCCGCCTCCATGAGGTCTACGGTCTTCTGCTGACGTGGCTTTCGTGCCTCTAGCGTCACGGCGGTCGCTGGTGCTGGTGGTTCAATTGGAGCCGCGCGTTCGCTAGATGCCTCGGCCACCGCCCGCTCAAGGGCGTCTGCCGCGTCCACATCCGTTCCACCACGTTCACCGAACTCACCAGACTCTTCACCACGAGCCGTGCGATACGCCTTGACGGCGTCTAGGACAGCCGGAGGAATGGCTGCACCAGAATCGTCGAGGCCCTCGATCTCATCCGCTAGATCTTCAGCCGTCATGTAGTCGCCACCAATACCCGACCCGTATCGGTTATTTAGTGCCGCCAATTCCGGATACAGGCGCGGAGGCCGCTTGGCCCAAAGGCTTGTGACGTCCTCGCCAAACCTCTTGACCAGCATGCGCTGAATGCGCTCGCCGATCTTTCGTTCTCGCTGGGTCAGAGTCTGCGCGGTCTCGGGCTTTTGCAATTTCTCAACGATGGAGTAGGCGTCTACTCCCTGTGCAAAGTCTGGAGACTTCCTGCGGATCTGACCCAGCGCGTCATTGACGCTCTCGAGGAAATTTGCGGAGCGTGCAGGCGTGGCCGGCGCAGGCGCGGCGGATGGTGCCGGAGCCGGGGCCGTGGTCGTAGTGGTCGCGGTCGCCGTAGCGGGTGCGGGTGCTGTCGTAGTTGCTGCTGGTGCGGCTGCCGTCGCTGCCGTCGCTGCCGTCGCTGCCTGTGCAGCAGCCTGTGCGGCCTGCTTTGCCTGCACCGCTGCCTTTGCATCCGTGTCAAGTTGTTCGCGAGATCTGATAACTGCGAACGCCTCGCGCACTCGCTGCCCAAGTTCCGTTTGCTTCGGCGTCGATCGACGCTTGGCCGACGCGATAATTTCGGAACGCACTCGCAATGCCGTTGCCGCTTGCTGGCCCCGCAGACCCATGCGGGTAATGATCCTTCCAAGTAGGCCAGGAGCCTTTCCCGTTTGGAACATCGCCTGCACGCCAGCGCGCAGTTCGTTCGCCGTACCTTCGGCCTCGACAAGTGCCTGGCCGGCTCGCAACTGCGCGAGCGCGGCGGGCTGCTGTGGCCCCTCTGGACGAGCCATGGCCTGCATGGCTGCGCGTTGCGCCGCGACGTCAACCGCCGATGTCTGATCTTGGAAGTATTCGACGGCCGCATCGATCACCGATTGCTCGTCGAACATCTTTCGCAACTTCGACCACAATGCCGCGTCGGTGAACTGGATAGCGTGAATCGCTTCTTCGTATCCGAGGCTGATCGCCCTCGCGGCCGACGTCTGCCCGGCGCGAATGAACAGTGTGTTCGGAGATGTCGGATCGTAGAACGCATCCTGCTGATCCGAATCTCCGCCCGTGTAGAACACGACGTTGTATCCCAGATTCGTCAGTTCGGTAAGGGCAGCCTTATCAGATTCGGTGGACGGATTGACCGACGTCGCGTTGTGGTTTGCAAGCACATCATCAAGCGGCAACGGTGCAGCCTGTGGCGCATTGCTAGCGCCGAAGGCGGCGGCAGCAAGGTACGCAGTTTCAGCAGCAGTGGCGTCTGCGGCCAAGACTGATGTGGCCTGCTCGAGCGCATCCAGCCGCGTCTGCACTTCTCCGATCTGCGATTCCAGTTTCGTGACAGCATCCGCAGACTTTCGCTTGCGTGCTGCTGCGAGTTTTTGTGCCAACTCAACACGCTTTCGCTCCATGTCTGCGCGCTGTGACAGAGACATTCCAAGGTCGGCTCGCGCAGTCAGTGCAGCCTGGCGACTCGATTCAACTTCGGCAACCTGTTCGTCCGGAGTCATTGAACGCATCGCCGCAATCTTGGATGGGGCGATCTTTGTCCAGATTTCGGGATCTTCGTATTCCGTGTTCTTCAGGTAGGAGACGATCTTCGCGCGCTTGTCCGCACGTTCTCCAGCAGCCTGTAGCGCAAATACGGGCATCGCAACGCCCTGTCCGCCAAGACCACCAAGACCGCCGTACACGCCCGACTCAATTGTGTCGAGAGCAAGCGTTGCCGCATCGCGTCCTCGGAATCCGCTAATGCGAGCAATGCCTTCACCGCCCAGTTCCGCACCAGCCTCTTCTGCGAACTCTGTCGAATACGCTGCGGCCAAGCCCTTTCCGACCTGCCACAGCGGGGCCTCCGGTCCAAGCCTTCGCATTTCCTGTGCGAACTGCGCTGCGGTGATCTTCTTTGCCGCCAATGCCTCGCGGTAATACGTCCGTGGATCCAGCAGTTTTCCAACCGTGGACTTCGCGATCTTCGCACCAACCACGTTTCCAAGAGTTTCGGTAGCAGCCTCTACGCCACCCGCCGCCAGGCCGTACATGATTCGGCCGGCTTCCGTGCGAGCGCCGCCCTCTTCGATTCTCTGCGCCTCGTACTGCGCCACGCCTCCGCCAGCGCCTTCAAGGAACATCTGCCCGCCCATCAGCCAAGGTGCAGCAATGAAGGTTCCAAGACTGATGACGCCCTGCGTGGTGGCTTCCGCTATCTTGACTGGCACGGTGTCAAGGGTTGGCGTCGCGGCCTCCTGCATACCGACTGCGGCAGCCTCGAACGTATCTCGCGCGCCGAATGGAAGTGGCGTCAGCAGCGCAACGCCGCGAGCCGTCGAAGCAACCTTTCCAGCGCCGGCCTTGATGGCACCATACTTCAATTGCTCCAGCGTCCCGCCCTCTTCCGCAGCGCGAGCCATCATGCTTTCGGACATTTGCGCGCGCTCTGATCGCTGCTCCGGAGTCAGATCTTCCTTGCCAAACGTCTCCGTGAGAATGGTCGCGGTGGCAATCGGCGGCGTGCCGACACGCCCCGGACCAGTAAAGGCCATGGACGCCAGTTCCTGCAACGATGCCATGCCCAATGCACCGACGGATCTGGCAGACTGTTCGGTTTCAGACCGATAGCCAGGCGACTCTTCCAGGCGCATATCGCGACGCAGGCGCTCCATCGGATCGCTCTTCGGCTCAACATCCAACTCCGATCGCAGGCGATCGAATGCGTTTGAGAACTGGCTCACTTGGCGGACCCCGCCTGTAGCAGGGCGTAGAAGCGATCAACGACCTCCTTCGGCGGGTAGTCGAGTGGCTGCTCATTCGCCTTCTGGCGGCGCTGATTTTCCTTGTATGCGGCAATCATCATGCGGCCCATTTGGTACTGCCTTTCGTCTGGAGAGTCGAACTGCTGACCTTTTACCGCATCACCCATATACCGCTCAAGAATCATTGCGGCATCATCTCCAGCAGCCGGGGCTCTGGACTGCGATTCCGGCATCGCATATCGGTCCACCTGCGGTCGCGGCTGCACGGTCGGCTGGATACCCGCCCGAGCGGCAGGAGGCTGACCGTTGTACTGATCCAATGCACGGATCATCGAGTCTAAATGCATTTCGTTGCGGAGATCGATCGGAGCCCAGCCAAGGTCGTTGGCAACAACGTTGTTGAACTGCGACGAGAACTGCATCAACTGATTCGGGTTGTACTCACCAGACGCATCTCGAACAGGCGGGATGACCGGCTTTGACACGCTCGGCATCCCGTTGACCATTGTCATTTGCTGGATCAGATTTGCGACGGACAGCGGACCCATTCCGCTCTGCTGAATCCAATCGAGCACGGTCATATCCGGCGGCATCGACGATGCTTCTGGAGGACGGATCAGATTCCGAAGCATGCCGACGCCCTGGCGAGTTGCGGTGTCGTTGGTCGATTGGACCAGCCCATCTAGGCGCGCAGCGCGATTGTCGTACATGCGCTTGTCGAGCGCAGTGAACGCCTTGCCCTCGGCGTCAGTAACTGCACGGCCGCGATAAATAGCGTCGCCAGCAGTCTTTCCGACGCTGCCTCCAAGAATCTTGATGGCGTCTTGTGGAGCCAATTCATACAGGTCGGAGTATGCCTGCTTGACCACTGGATCCTCATAGCCAGGGGCCATTCGGGACAGGCTGTCGAACTGCGGCTTCAGCGCCTTCTTGGTGGCATCCAGTTTCACGGCATCCTGCAATTGCTTGCGGCCACGAGAACGCATCTCCATCATTGCCATCCATTGCGGCATGGTGACCTTGATCACCTGCCGCTGACCATCCTCGTCCTTGAACGCTACCGCCGGCTGGCCTCGAGCAGACCCAAATTCCAGCATCTCGAGACCCTGATAGTCGCCCGTTTCAATACCCGCAATAGCGCGCTGAAACGAGGTTGGTCCGGAAACCATCGGGCTTGGTTCATAAATGGACGAATCTTGATCTGCGCGCTCTACGAACTTCTTCGTCTCTGGCGGAATATCTTCGTCTTCGATGCCAGACAGTGCTCCCATGCTGGATTGTGGCATCTGTCCGGCCATGGCAACACCAGCCTGTAGGCCATTCTGAATGGATTCTGGAAGGTTCATATTACTGGCCCCCGCGCTGGAAGTACTGTGCGGCTCGCTGGGTGGCGGACTGCTGCGCTATTCCCTGTGCGATTGAACCAAGGAACACCTTATTGGCTGGAGTCATAAACGAAACTCCTGGAACGAAGTCCTCAACGTCAGCCTGGGACTCTTCACGCTCCTGCTGTCGCCGCGATTCTGCTCGAGAGCGCGCTCGCTCTCCCTCTGCAACGCCTTGGATTCGCCCACGCTGTGCAGCAGTCTGTTCATCGAGCGCAAGGTTCTCCATCTGTGCCTGCTGCTTGAATGCCTGCTGCAACCCAGCGGTGGCGAATGACAGTGGCGCAGCCGCTCCTGCAGCCATGCCAGTTCCGAAACCTGCATATGGGCGACGAGGATCAGATGCCGCAATGCCTGCGCCAGCACCAGCCAATCCAGACATGATGGCAAGCGCGAGAGTGCGATTGCCCATGCTGTTACCGCCGCTGTCCTGTTCTTCGGCAGTCGGAAACCTACTTGTCTGTGGCTTGTTGTACATGCTGTTCCTTTGTTACTCGAATGCGCTAGGCATGAATGCAGTCATCTGCACCATGATTTTGTTTTAGAAAGTAACTCCCGCAAACGGGTTCGATCCAATTTGCGAAGTTGCGGGAAGCGTGAATCCGCCGCCGCCGGCTCCTGCGGCTGCCCCGCCAGCAGCAGCGCCTCCGCCCGCTCCGCCGAATGCCCCACTCAATCCACCCATCATCAGGGCTCCGCCAATGCCGCTGGCGATACCACCCATTGCTCCGGATGCAGCCGCCCATCCAGCACCAGAAAGTGAAGACTGCTGCTGCTGAATACCAAGCACTGCTCCAATGCGAGCCTGTTGCATTCTGGTGTAGTTGTCCAAAGATGTTTGTCGCATTGCGGTGGCAGTTCCCGTAGTCTGTTGACCAGCAGTAAGAATCTGGTTCATAAGATCTGTACGCATTCCACTGGTTGCGGACACCCTTCCCAAGCCCAACTGACGCTCTCCAGAGATTCGCTCCCTTTCCAGATTGGTCAGGCCGCCAACACGCTGCTGCGCCAGTCCGGTCAAGCCCGCAGTGGTCTGTGCCTGCATTTGCGCCAGTTGAGAAGCGTATTGCTCCTGCACCACACCTTCTCGCAGAGCACCCTCTTGTTCAAGCGCGGACAAGGCAGCCTGGCCGAACGTCGTGCCACCAAGTCCAGTCAGAGCCTGCGACTGGGCTGCCCTAGCAACGGAAGATCGCGTGGCGCGACGAATCGTTGAGAGCGTTGCTTCGCGACCACCCGCCATGGTTTGGTATGCGGTTCCCATTCCGGCTTCGTATTGCCGTTCGATGGCAGCCATTCCGCCACCAAACTGCGAATACACGTCGCGCATGTTGGCGGAATATGCGTTGTTCAATTCGCTATATCGAGAATCAAAATCCGCGATCAGAGACTCATATGTCTGCTTGTAATCGCCGATATTTGCCGATCGCTCTGCAAGGAATGAGTTGAGGATTTCATTACTCTGCTCAAGACCATAATTGGTAAGTTGCGTGTATTCCCGCTGCGCGTTTGAACGCAGTTCATCTAGCGCACGCTTTTGTGCATCTGCGCCTTTCTTACCAAAGATGCCACCCAAAATAGAACCGCCAGCAACGACTCCTGCTCCAATGGCTAGTAGTGGAAGGGGCATTATGTGATCTCCGTTACTGTGCGGCGAGTGCTGATCGGATCAACGAGCGCCGCCACTCGTTCGATTGCGAATGGATATCCAAGCGACCGAATCTTGATGTACGCAGAGCCAGCCCGCTGGCGGACGCGCATTCGGTTGTTCATGCCTTCTTGAATGTTGCCAAGATTGGTGACATCTGCGCCAGCAAAGTCGTTTCTGCTGATCGTTCCAGTCACAACGGATGTTGGCGTGTGAACGCCATTGGGTGCGTAGTGGTAAACGCCAACCTCGGGATCATCGCTTGCGACAGCAACAAAGCCACTGAATGGCACCTGCGAGAATAGCACCGGTTGTCCAGATGCACCATTCACAATGGTGGCATTTGCCCATCGAATGACCCATCGGGGCTCTCCGCTAAAGGTAATGCGCTCAAACACATATGAGTTGGTTTCGTTGTAGTACTTGCGAGACGTCAAAGCCACTGATGTGTCTTGCGTTGCATATACACCAGCAGCGCGTCTCGCATACTGGCAGTCATATGCCGCAGATCCGGAGTTGCCATCGATAGTTGACCCAGTGGCATTGCCGTCAATCGTTTCAGCAGTTTCTTCAAACAGAAGAGCCGTGTCATCTTGTGCGATCGCTTCCATCGAAGTTTCCGCAGTTACAAGTTCCGCATACGGATTTGCAGCCAGGCCGACAACGGAAGATGGTTCGAGGTAATCGTCGATCCCCAACTCGATCTGGATTTCCTTGATCATCACAAGCGCAGGCTGTGCGGCAAGCATCGGGCCAATGCTCACTCGAGAATCAATCAACTGGGCCAACTTATCCGCGTCAGTAGATGGGCCGGCGGCAGATGCATCCGTATATCCGCTTGCAGGGAGACCATCGACACCGCTGACAAGACGTTGATCAAAGAACCCGATCATTGACCCGTAGGCGCACAGCATGATTTGATTGCGACCGTCTGCCGTAGGCGCTTGGCATGCATATGACGCACCGTAGATCAGGGGATCATGCAACCGAATTGGAAAGAACCCGTCAGTCTGCTCGCTATAGAACAGGTGTGTCGAATTCTCTGGGCCATCCGTTCGAGTCAGCCAAATCCACACGCCACGGCGCTCGATGTCGTAGTGCAACTTGACATCCAGTAGATCAAACCGCAGGGAATTGAACCACGAATCCAACTTGTTGAGAGACACAAGATTGCCGCGATCAACTGCGAAGTCGTTTGGGCGAAGGCGATAAAGACCATCCTGGCCGAGCATGTACACACTCTTCTCCGGCCCCTCACACCACGCTTTGTGTCCAACAATGCCAACGGTGTTGGACATCACATTCAAGCGCGCACTGGTCGGATCCACGGCTGGATCGATGTTCAGATATGTCAGGCTTCTTTTGGATGCAAACAGAAGACCAGATTCGCCAAGTGGAATGCTCGCGATGATCTCATCGCCAGCAGGACCAAGTGTTTGATCCGCAACATTGCCAGCAATAGCATTACCATTGTCTGATGGAGCAGCGGCGTTCCAATGCTCTGGATTATCGACATCCGACATAAACCAGATGTTTTCAATTCCCTTCACTCCAGAAAGCACAATTCGAGCGCCATATTTTGATATGGACTGTGCGTAATAATAGTTGGATCCGATCAGGTTTTTGACAGCGTCTTCTGGGCCTTGATTTGTTCCTGAATGATGCCAGTAAGACAATGCCAATCCGCTGGCCTGAAGATCAACCTTCCAATATGCAGATGGGTGCGAAACGCTTCCGGCAGTAGTGCTGGTAAATGTCGTATCCACCAGATACAGATACCGTCCCAACTGAACGCCATCGACGCGTCCAGTTGTATTCAACTGTGCGCCACTTTGGCCGCTTGATCCGTTTACAACCGTCACCTGGGTTGGGCTGACTGATGTGGCATCCATCCACCACACTCTGCCGCCGGCAACGATGATGATCCGATCCTTGCGTACCGGAGGACTTCCGGTGTATGCAATGCAACGGAACATTCCCTGAATCTCGTGACTGGCAAACTTATACACCCGGTTCATCGCAGGGCGTGTGCCAAGTCGAATGCGCCTACGGAAAGGATCCGCTGGCAGGATGTTCCAGATGTCAGTGCTATACCCTTCCGGCACATTCGAGTACGGGCAATCCGTGATCCAGCCACGGTACGGAAGTTTGCCGGGCAGGTACGGCATCAGGCAAAGTATTCCTGAAGGATTACCTGCGATGTCGTTCGCTCAAAATTGCGAGCAGAAGCGTCTCCCTCCATATCGCGATATCCGGCGTTCAAATTGAAAATGAGTCTATTTGCGTTTTGTCCACGCGCATCCCAAAACTTTAGGCGGTAAGTTACTGCGCTGGTTGTTGATGGTGAGTCTAGATAGACGAAGTTGTAATTGATAGGAGTGTTGTTTTCATTTGTGTCATATCCAGCACTCTTGAATCCGTATTGTCGAGTTCCAACCTGCGCCGATGTGGTCAATTCAGTTTCATTTCCACCAACCACACGGTAAATCAAGAACATTGAATTTTCGCCAGTTTCAGGATCGAAATCCAATTGAGTCAACTCTCCACAAAACGAGAAAGTTACCAAGATCTTGCTGGTCGTGTATCTGGGTGTGATCGAAGTATCAAGAAGCGAGATTGTTCCCGCCTGCGCCTTCGTTTGAGTTCCATCCGTCGTATTGACAGATGGACTGGAATACTGCGTTGCTGTAATCACATTGTTCATCACAACCTGTGGATATGGATATGTCAACTTGCCAGTGACATCCAAGGTTCCAGCAACGGTAGTGTTTCCGCTAGCGGCAGTGATATTGAACTTGTTAGTGTTGACTGCGACATTTCCAGTTACACCAAGAGTTCCAGCAACAACGGTGTTTCCGGTTACGGCGGCAACCGTGAACTTGTTTGTGGCAACCGCAAGATCGCTTGCGACTCCAAGAGTTCCAGCAATTGCCGTGTTTCCAGTCGCAGCAGCAACAGTCAACTTATCGGTAGCCAATGCGAGCGATCCAGTAATTGCAGTAGTGGCGTTTCTGATCGTGGCGGTACCGCTTGTCGATCCAATCGAAACAGTGGTTGCAGCCTGACCAACATTGAGCGTTGTGGCGTTGGTATTGAAGACCGTAGCGGTGCCAGTGGAAGTAGTCGTGATGTCACCACCATTGACAGCCAGATCTCCGGTGAGCGTGGTGTCGCTAGTAACTGCAAGCGTTGATCCAATCGTTGTGGCTCCGCTAATTGCAGCAGTGCCAACGACATCCAGTTTCTGTGCTGGGGTTGCGGTACCAATGCCGACTCGATCAGTCTCATGGTTTACAACCAGAGTCTCCTTGACCGTGCTGGTCTTGCCGTTGGTAAGAGAGCCAGTATTGATGTACGGCATCTGATATGCCAGAGCCGTCCATCCATTGGTTCCATCTCCGACCTTGAAGTTGCCAGTATCGGTTTCATAACCGATCTCGCCAGCAGCAAGTGTGGTTCCTGCTGAAGTCCAACCAGCAGCCGTATCTCTGCGAACTTGAATAACCGTTGGCATTACTTGTTCTCCACGTAGGAGGGCGGCACGCAGTACCAGCCCTCTGGAACGATCATTTGGTTAGATGACAGGACCCATTGCCCGTCTTCGTAGACATACACCCTAGCCTTGGTCTCCGGGCCGACCCTGATCGGAGCCCCCTCGCTGACCAGAGTCACGCGACTGCATCCATGTACGAATGCGAGAGCCAGCGCGGCGCAGAGCAGCCTCGTCGCGAACAGCGTCCTTGGCGACCGTCTTTCCGATCGAACCGCCGTAGAGCCGAAGGATTGCTTCAAGGATGCCACGTATGACGTCTCCCAGCCAGGTCAAGCCTTGACCTGCTTGCTGGTCTTGTCGTTGTCTCGAGCGAAGATCAGGCCGATGCCGGCCATCAGGGCTGCCGCCAGCGAGCCGACGTCGATGGTCGTGGCTGGATCATTGTCGGTCAGGGCCTTGATGGCCGAGCCGACGGCAATGAGGATCGCGCTCAAACCAGCGCCCGTGGTCTTCCAACTGGTGGTTTCAAAGAACTTCATGGTGTGCTCCTATCAAGGTTGGCCTCAATACGGTCGAGGCGGTGTGACATGGCTTGCTGTTGCGTAGATACCTGCACCAACAATCTATCGTGGTGTAGGTATGACGCCAAAAGGGAGATAAGGATCGTCACCGCGATCGCGCCAATGGCGATCCAATCTCGGAACGACAGGTGTACGGTTGCGTTGTTTGTTTCTAGGGTCATGTCGCAACCTGGTTAGGCCCAGACCCTCATCGGAATTGATGGAGGCGGATCGAGAATGGGAAGGGCCTCAATCTGTTCCGGAGTGAGTTCCCCGGCTACGCGCAGGTTCGCATGGAAGCGAGCATCGGTAACCGGCTCTCCATCCACAATGCGGGTCACAGGGCCGATCCAGCCGATGTCGATGCGCTGCCCGTCTAGGCTATTTCGCTCTCCATCGACGCGCTTCACCTCAACACCGATGTCCGCAAACGACCGCATCATTTGCGCTTCTGTTTCAGTTCGCAGGTAATAATCACTCATGCGGTAAGACTCTGAAGGGTTTCGCTTGGAAGCACTGTGGGCCAATATTCGAATTGCGAGATCCATACTGATGAAAAGTCAGTTGCAACAGATTCCGACGTGTTGTTGAACTTCAATGCGCCAATCGTAGTGAGCGTTCCAGCGGTAGCAGTGGTTACTACTGGAGATCCTCCGCTTACGACAACAGTCATTCGCGCAACCGATGGTTCGAGAGTCGTGGCAAACTTGTATTCGCCGCTTACGCTTCGGGTAACGGTGCTTGATGCAATGAGAGTTGTGGAAGGGCCACTAAATGCAATTGGGAACATGCGGCGTCCAGAGGAGGCGCTGTGATTGAAGCGAGCAAACGCCCATCCTCGGCCAGATGGCGACACCTCAAACTGCCCAAAGTACGGATTGGTATCTCGATCCCTTGGATTTTCTTCCAGCCGCATGAACACCGTTCCGCCGGTCTGATTGAAGTTCAGCGCGGAGATGTTTGCCATCGTCATCTCATCCCTTGATCGCGCCACGGTGCTTGAGCCCGTAGGGATATAGGAACTGGATTGGAATCCTGCTTCGAGTTGAGCGCCCCAAAGTTCAATGCTGTCACCGCTCGCCACGACGCGAAAACCCACTCGCTGCGCCTCGCTTGTGGCCGCGAATGTATATCGAACCCATGATGATGTGATGGCTTGCGTTGTCCAATTGGTACCGTTGTTTGTTGTGAAATCGATGTTGCCTGTACCGCTCACCCTTCGTAGCCACACCGAAAGAGTTCTTTGTGCGCTGGTGCCAATCGCGGCACTCCGAATGATGGTCGCATTCGCCGAAGATGCGGTCACACGCAGAGCAGTAGCATCATTTCGTGGACTGGTGTTATTCGTGCTATTGCGCGTGATGTTTGAATCTGTCCAGCCAGTTCCAAATGTCTCGTTATTGGTTAGTTCATTAGTAGAACTACCCTCAATCAGCAGCCCGCGAGGGGATAGGGTGATTGGCGAATAATCAAAACGCGGGGCGTAATACGCGGATGTCGTGCTTTCATTTGCGATATAGGTCGGAAGCGTGTTTGTGCCACGGGATGTTTGCGGAGCAGTAAACTCACATACTGCACTTGCAACATTCGCTCCAGTAGCCCCGACTCCTACTCGCAGTCCGTGTCCGAATGCGGTGGATGCAGTCCAAGTCATGCTAATAAATCCTGGCTGCGCCGTGTCGAACTGTCCAACTGCAACTCCGTTTCGATAGTAAGACACGCTGGTTGGATTAGCAGTAACAGCAAGAGTGTTTGCGTAATGCTGCCCCGATACCTCGTTGATGTACACCGAACTTGAGTATGTCAAGCCAGTGCTGGTTGAAATGTTGGATGATCCAATGAAATTCTGCGCTGCTGTTGTTGTAACCGCTCTTCGTACACCAACTGCCGGAATAGTCAAATTGACGCCAGTAGAACCAGACCAAGCCTGCGGGGTTGCGGAAGATCCGAATGTGCTATTCACAATGAGGTTGTTATCTGCAAACGCGACAAATCCACTGCTGTTGATGTAAGTGGCTTGGCTACTTCTGCTAAACGTGAACCGCGAATCAAGTGCTGACAGTTCAGTGAAATCGAGTGATAGTGTCGCGCCATCTGCTGCATTGAATGGCAAAGTTCTGTTGCGAACTCGCAACTCCGCAGGGACCATTTCCCATGTGCGAGTCCTATGCATCAGAGGCTTGAATAGAACATGTTCGCAGCCGGCGATGAAGACACACTCGCTGCGCGATAGTGGATTTCAATCAGTCCACACCCGCAGGTATCGATGAGAGCAAACGCGCCGGACAGGTGCGTTGCATCACTGTTGAACAATTTTGCGTCGCCATTGTTCTTGGTAAACGACCGCGCCTGGCGCAATGATGCGCTGTTGATCGTGTTGTCGTTGGCAGTGAGCGTGATCGAAAGATCGCACAGAATTTGCGGTACATACAGGCCGCTGGAGGTATGCTGATCCCATCCAATTATGCGAATGGCTGGGCTTGTAGCCGTTGATGCAATGAACGGCATGATCTTCATGTATGTCATGCCTTCTGTGCGAATCCAATGCGACGCAGCGCGTCCAGACGCCGTAGGAACAGTAGTGGTCGCATAAATTGCCACTGCACTTGCGGTCACTGTCGCATTGGTTGTCGAAGCCAATTGCAGCGCGCGCGGCTCCGTCTTGAGTTGAGCGAGCACATTCAGCGTGTTGTAGAAATCACCCTTTGGCATGTCTTACCTCACCAGGTTTCAAGTGCTGTTCTGCGCCATGTGTTTCGCGCAACGCATACGTAGATGTAGTTCGTGTCCCAGCGCACGTCTCCGGGCTGGCCGGTGTCGCTGCCACTCTTCGGAGTGGATGCATTACCGAGGTTGATTCCTTCGGTCGTGTTGATCTTGCGGCAGAACACCGGAAGAGGCGTCATCACCTTCCCGGCGTGGAACACGGCGGCTTCCTGTCCCTGCACATCGATCTTGACTGGAACGGTCGAATCGATCGACGTCTCATACGTGTCATGCGTGATGATCACACCAGACGATCCATCTGCCCCACTCATGGCGATGGTCGCATTCGCGTTGGAGCGGATCGACAGCGCAGTGCACCTCATGTTGCCGGGGGAGATTTCTTCACTTGTGTGCGAGTGCCTGACCGCTGCGCGCAAATTCAATTCCGTGCGAAGCCCATGCACCTGATCCAAGTCGTGTTCGTGCCACGCCTTGGCCTTCATTCCAAGGCTTGCCTCAAGGCCGTCGATCTCTGCAATCGAATGCCGATGCTTGGCAGCAGCCGCACCAACCGAACCGGCCTCCAGAGTGCGCCACTGGGCGTCGCAGAAGTCATTTCCGGTCTTGCACAGAACCTGACCGACAGACCCGCCATCCGGAATTCCTCGGCCTGGCTGACCATTTGCGCCGGCTGCACCAAGAAGTCCTGGCTTGCCATCTCGACCTCCCAACGCAAGCACAAGCCATCCGTCCGCCGGGGGTGGCGTATTGATGGTCACGACCTTGCTGGCGATGTACGAGGAGCCATCGTGATACACGATGTCGTTCGTCATGTAGACAAATGATGGGTTGTATGAGCCGCGAAATCGCATTGGTTAGTTGGGGTTCTGGACGTATCCGTAGTCGGGCCTAGTCCAATTGGAACTGTTTGCTGGACGTGTCGGTCGAATGCGACCCATGTCGCGCTGCAACAATCCATCCTTGGTCAGTGAAGTTGCAAGTAGCGGTCCTGCCTCAATTTCTGCAATCTTCATCGAAAGACCTTCGTCTTCATACGCCTGTGCAAACGCTCGCACATACGCGAGGAGCAGGGCGTCTGCGTACTTCGGAATAGGAATGACGTAGGTATCCGCCGCTCCGGACGAGATCTCTTCCCACGCAGCCCTGTATCGCACGGCAATGGCATCCGCCACGGTAGCGGATGGAGTCGGATAGATATCCATGCGCGCCGCTGGAAGAGCATCTCCGGCGGTTGTTGGCGGTGGCCGGGTGAAGCATGCATGGGTCACGCCAGGGCCAGTCATGGTCAATCCAAGTTGGCGGAGTTGCTCGAGGTGGTCTGGGGTGACCATCTCGATCAGGTATCCCAAAGACTGCGTCGAAATGATAGACAGCAATTCTTCGCAGTCTGATGGCAATGCCACATACGACTGGTCCGCTACCAGGCTGATGAACTTCGTGGTGCGTTCACGGAAGCGCCACGGCCTTGAGAATAGGTGCTGTCCAGCCTGATTCACGATCTCCGCAAGGCGCGCAGATTGCGTCTGCCCAGGAGCCAGCGACGGATATCCGCCAACTGCAAGGATCGCATGTCTCTTGGCTTCGATGAACGTAGGCATTGAAAGCCGCCTGGGGGGTTTCCCCCCCAAGCGGGTGTTGCTTTCTGAAGTCAGATCACGTCAGGGCAGTCGCCGTGCCGTCGATCGGGCCGTTGAACAGCAGAACGTTGATCGTTCCGCTTGCAGCGGCAGTCACGGAACCGAGAGAAATCGCGACGGTCGTGTCGGGATTTGCCGAGTCGCCCTCGTTGCCGAGCCGACCGGCCGTATCGCTCAAGAACAACTTTGAGCCGAGAACGACGTTGTTTGTGTTTGCGAACACAGTCGCAGCACAAATGCCGCCAAACTGCACATCGACCTCGGTGCTATCAGCGCCGGTGAAGTTACCGAGACCAACCACGACGCCGATGTATCCGGCCTGCGAGTGCGCGCCATTGCCGGATGTAGCAGCAGCATCTCCATCAGCCTTCTTGACGCACGCGAATGGAGAGAGTCGAAGTGCCGCATCATTTTCCGGAGCCGCGCTATATGCGGCGCTGGTGTGGTTGAACGAAGTGATCACGACATCGCCGAGGACAAGAGCGCCGCCGGAGCGGTTGATCATTCGTGCGACGTGTCCGTGCGGCCAAATGCCGATCGGACCAGAGGTTGGAGCGAGAATCATGTTTGATTCCTTTCTGTGTGGTGATGGGGGCGGCCGGGGTTACCGACCGCCCCCCTTCAGGTTCAGGAGGCCGAGGAGTCCAGCGGGGCGACGATGCCCTGGCGCTGACGGCTGTTGCAGAACAGGTTCCACCAGCAATCCACCACCTGCACATAGGTGAAGGGCTGGTTGGGGTGACGCAGCACGTCGTGCTTCTCAAAGTAGCGACGAGCGTGATAGATTGGGGTCAGGTAGTTACCGTTCACCCAGAAGTAGCGAGCACCCTGGTCAACAGCGGCACTTTCAGTTGCGCCAGTCGTGCTTGCGTCGATGTTCTGACCGTACGTGGTGCGCTGCGTGCCACCGGGGAAGATGGCAGCAGTGTCCAGATTCGAGCAGTACATCAGTTCAATGCCGCTATACGCGGGATTGTTGTACGCAGCATCCTGATACGAAACCAGCGTGTCGTTGCTGCTACGGAGAGCAGACTTGTACTGGTTCAGACCGAGACGCGAGCACAGAATCATCTGCCGATTCAGAACCGGCTTCTCGAAGTACTCCTGCTTGGTGCTCGGAGGCTGGAAGTCGCACTTGAGGAACATGTCATCGAACGCCGCGATCAGATTGAAGATCGTGGTGGAATAATCGTTCGCTCCGGTTCCCACGTTCTGAACGCCAGTCGCCTCGACCTTGGCGGCGTTGTATGCCAGACCAGGGTCGTAGTACGAGATCTGGTTGGTCCAACGATCCTCGGTGCTGACGTCGATGTTCATCACGTTCGTCCAGCCGATGGGCTTGCCACCGCGCAGGCCGAGCGTGTTGCCGGCGTCAGGAACTTCGGTGATGAACGCAGGCAGGCTGTAGGGCAGACGACCGCCGGACGACTCCATGTTGGAGTAGTTGCCGAACGTGGTGGCCCACAGATCGTTCTCGAAGCCGTTGATCAGGCTCGTCCACATGCGCTGTTCCTTCGTCCGCTTCAGTCGCTTGTACTGCGACTTCACGTAATCGCGGCCAGCGCCTTCGCCACCGTTCAGTTCGACCTCGTGGTCAGTCCACGCCATGTGGTCGATGCTGAAGCGCCACGGCACTCGAATGGTGTCGAGCGTCTGCGCGTTGCGCCAGTTGAAGGTGTCATTGGGAAGGTAGTGATCGTAGGTCGAGGAGTCATCAAACATGATGACGTCGCGAATTTCGTTGCCGCCCTGCACCGTTGCTTCGCTGGTCTTCTCCTTGAGAAGACGGCTGAAGGCGTAGGTGTTCTTGACGGCCTCGTTGATCACTGCGTCCGCCGACGTGATGTACGTCGGACCCGTTGCGTTCATGAAATCGTTGAAGGTTTGGATGGGGGTACCAGCCATGGTTTGCTCACTTTCTGGTCAATCGGCGTGCTTCGGCGGCGGGCTTGCCATCAAGCAGGGCTTCGAGGATCGCGTCTTCTGCATCCGCTTTCGAGACAGGCCGTTCGGCTCGGGACACGCCCTTTGCCGGGGTTGGCTGCACGTTCGATCGCTTCGCGGGGGCGCGACTCGCCTCCTCTGGGCTAACTCCGGTCAGATTGGAGAAAGCCTCCGTCACCATCTGCAACACCGAGGTGAATGCTCCTGGTTTGGCGGATCCAAGTCGGGCGACTTCCGCGTGCAGTTGCTCGGTGGTTGGCGACTTGTCGCCATATAGACCTCGCAACCTGAACTCGGCAGACTCCGCTTGAACCGCATACGCTTGCTGAACCAGATCCTGTTGGGACTGCTTCAGTTTGGAAAGTTCGTCAGCCATGGCCCGCAACGGCTTGGCAGCGTCCTTTCCGAGAAGTTCTTCCACGTCGTGAAGCGGATCGTTGGCGTCTGAAGCCGACTCTTCGACGTCGCTGGAGGGTTCGGAATCATTGCCGTCCTCCTGCTCTGCCGCGTCTTCCTTCTTCGCTGTATCGCTTGACTTGGAAACCTTCTTCTCCAGTTCCTTCATCTTGTTGCCGAACTCATCGACGTCGGCCTGTCGCTTGGCGGCCTTGAGCCCCCATGCGAGCAGATCTTCGTTGCTCGTCTGGCTGATGATGGACTGGGGAACGCCATCCCTCTTGAGGGCGGCGATTGCCCGCTCGCGATCCGGGTTCGGTGCGGCGGTTGGTTCTGGTGTCTCGGCCTTGGCCGGCACAGGCTCCGGTTCAGCAACATCATCGTTGCTGGACATGAGCCGATCGAGGATTGCGTCTTCCTCTGCGGTGTCGGTCTGCTTTGACGAAGTGACAGCGTCGGCAGGCTTGTTGTCCTGCTCGACCTCTACAACCTGGCTTTCGGGTTCACTCATCGTGTCCTAGTCCTTGGCGTATCCGTGACGTGCGGCGATGTTGCGTTCATGTCGCCGCGACATGACGACGGGTTTCCCCTGCTTGGTCTTCGGACACCCCTCGAGGTTGCGAGGAAGTGCGTTCGACACATAGGGGTACTGGTATCTGTTCGAGCCAGGATCGACCGTGAAGTCGCTCGCGACGCGAACCCAGTCCGTCCCATCGATAGTGACAGTCATTCCGATTGACGGTGCGTCTTTCATGCTGAACACGAATTCAGCGCACGAGCCATCGGCATTGATGAAAGGATACAGTGGCATGGTCGATTTACGAAGTGCGGTTCATGGACTTCTGCATCATGGCCTGCGGACTCTCGCCCTGTCGCTGCTGCGATGACTGCATTGCAGCGCCTTGCGCCGCGCCGGCGCGCATCTGATTTGCCATGCCCACGTCGATCAGATCTCCGAGAGTTGGGATGTTGAGCGCATCTCCGACGAGGCTCATCACCTCTCGCCACTTGACGTGCGGCGCGGCCATCACCGACTGGCTGATGTTTCCAATGACTTGCAGAAGTTCGATCGCGCGGCGCTGCATGACGGCCTCGCTCACGCGCTCCATGCTCATGGCCTCGATCTCAAGTTCGAGATCGTCGAACATTCCCTGAAGAACCATCGGGCTGAAGATGGGTTCCGCCTCACCCATGACAGCCACGCCATCTTGGCCGAGCGGGAACATGACCTTCTGATCGTGGAACAAGTACCACGCAGCCGTCAGCAGGGCGTCATTGACGGCTTCCTGATACTGCTTCTTGAGATGGGCCATGCGAAGGCCGCTGCTGCTCTCGGCAATGGCGATTTCAGTTGCCGTGGGCTGCCCGGTCACGTTGCCGCGCATGGCATCGTGGATGCCTGACACCCGGTCGAGGCGATCCTGCGCCTGCTGCGAATACGCCACCTGCTGCTGCGTGATGCCACCCACCTCGAGCGGCACGACGTTGGTCGGATCCAGACCATCCACCATGACCACAAAGAGGTCATCCTTGTCACGTATGTCCTGTGCCAACTTGGGGTTACGGCTGTCCACCGCGACGATGCGCTTGTATGCGCTCGCGCTGTACCGCATGGCCCGCAGGTGGGCGTTCACGTCATCCATCTGCGGCACGAGGGCCAAGATCGGAGACAGGGGATACGGGTCATCCGGAACCGTGTAGACGCCGAACACGGTGTACGGACCTGATCGCGGACCCCAGTATGGGCGAGGCTCACGAGCGAACTCGTAGGTCGCCTTTCCGGTCGAGGACTGTCCCTTCAGCACCGTGTAGATCGTGCCGTTGAACATACCTCCGCCGGCTGCCATGTCGAGGGCCTCGACCGAAGCATCGCGCACTTCAGGAACCCACACTTCGTACAACACAAGTTCCTTGCGATCAGGGATTTCGCGCCGCGTGTCCAAGTCATCACGCAGTTCGTCGATGCCGCTGTTGGCTCCCATGCCCTCGATGATCTCGACGTTCCAACCATCCTGTGCATCCGCCATCGCAAGGAGGTCTTCCTTGTCGATCGTCCAACAATGCCCCATATACCGGGCATCTTCCGTGTTTGTCGCTGCCGGATCGATGAAGAACCGATCCGGGCTGATGCGATACAGGCGAGGCAAGAACGGATCTGCATCGTCCGACGCTCGGTATCCCTTGCGTGGCTCGTTGACCACCATCCCGATGCCAAAGCCGAGAAGCATGTCCACCGCGATCCGCTCAAGCGTGCGGCGCAACTTGGTCATCTTGACCCAGCGATTCATGGCGACCTGCATCAGCGGGGCCGTTTGGCCCTGCGTGACCGGGCGAGCACTCTTCACGCGAATCTTCGGGCTGTCGTGGATGATGCGTGGCAACAGCAAAGCCACGTACTCATGCACGAAGTTCTCCGGATCGTCTTCGGATTCGTTTCCTGGCTTGAAGGCAGGACCATGGTAACGCTCGATCAGACGCCGCCACTCGGTGATGTGGCGATCGCGGAAGTCTTCCGCCGCGTCAATCTCACGCTGAAGGGATGCTAGGTCGAATGAAAGCATCGATCACTTCTTGAAGCCGCCGCCCTTGCCACCACCGAAGCCGCCGCCCTTGCCACCACTGTCGTGGCCGTGCATGCCGCGACGGTTTCCGGATGATCCGCCGACCTTCTTACCCGCCTTCTTCTTCTTGCCGTACATGCGTGGCCTTCCTGCCGGACTTTGCCGGCCGAGTGATGATGAGCGAGCGCACGGCTTCTGCATCTGCGCCCGACACGTGGAATGTCTGCCCCAAAGTCGTGTAGAGAACCAAGTCACCACCGACCGGAGAGATGTGATGAACAGATGAGATCGGAACATAGTCGCCTTTGGAGGTGCGAATCAACACTTCTTGCCGCCCTTCTTCTTGCCCTTCTTCACTTGCGACCTCCCTTCTTCTTCGCGCGAGCCGGGAGGCTCTTCATGGACTTGGTCTTCTTCGCCCACTTCTTGGCCGTCTTCGGCATGGTGGCGAACATGAACCGCTGCTGTGCCTTGCTCTTGAACGGCATCAGTAGCCCATCTTCTTCGACATCTTCTTGCCAGTCTTCTTCGCGTAGGACTTGGCTGCGGCCTTGCCCTTCGCGGTGTACGGGAACTTCTTCTTTCCGACCTTCGGCATCACTTGCTCTTCTTCCATCCGCGCTTCATGGCGGAATATGACTTCGCGCTGACTGTTGACTGCGACTTGGGGCGCGAGATGCCCAGACGCTTGCGACGATTGATGTTTCCGACGAGTGAGTTCTTCTTCGCCATATCAGCATCCCCACCTTCTGCGTGCTGCGAGCCCGCGCTCGCCCTTCCAGGACCGCGATCGAGCGCAGAATGACTTGTGACGGCCGCTCGACTTATCCTTGGTCGGAGCCTTGAGGTTCGATCCGGTCGCCCGGTTGTACTTGGCACGTCCCTTCGCCGTCAGCCCGCCGCCCGCCTTGACCGAGAGTTTCTCGCCGCGACCGACTGACAGGGATGGGCCGCGCTTGCGTTTAGCCATCTTGGATCTCATCGTGCTTCAGAATAGCCCCCAAGGTCTCACGTTCGTATGCGGGGGGTGTTTCGGCCGTGTACCCGGCCTCGTCGCAGAGCATCAGCGCCCCGGCGGTCGCGATCACCCGGTCGCCGTGAGCCTCTCGCGCACCCGACTGTTCGTCACGCCGACTGCCCGCCTCGATGCTGCCGTCCTCAAGCACCACGTATTCGAGCATCTCGTCGAGTGTGTCCTCGCTCGGGATACAGCATTCGCCCTGCGCCATGGCACGAGCCAACCCGCCGAGGAGCACCCGCTTGGTGCGCTTGGTCGAGTTCCACCCCACCCGACGTGTACGACTCTCGCTCTTCGTGCCCGTCTGACGCTCCCTGTACACAGTCCGGTACTGCGCGCGCTCGAAGTCGTGCTGGAGGTTCGCGCCCGGTCCGTTGATCTCCCACCCCACAAGCGGCTCCCTCCGCCCCTTGTAGACCTTGCGGCAGATCTGCGCGATCTCAAGCGCGAGGTCGTAGGTGCTGATGTTCGGGTCCACGAACTCGGCGACCACCTCCCGGTTCTCGGCGTCCATGATGCAGGCGGCCGCGTTCGCGTTGCCCGTACCGTATGACGGGTCGAGGAACACCACGTACTCGGTCGTGCGCGTCGGCTCGGTGAACACCCGCCACCGTCCCTCGGGGTGCTGTTCCAAGCGGCCCCGAAGCACCTCGCAGCGCCTCGGCTCCCGGCCATGCGCCCCCCGGTGGGTGCTGACCACGTGGGCGCTGAAGAACGACGCTCCGCTGCCGACGCTCTCGGCGAAGACGTTCTGACACAGGTCGATCCGGTCGCGACGCCGGAGTTGGTCCTGAAGCCACGGGGTCCACGTGTACTCGGCCCCGGCGAACCCGGTGACCTCTCCATCGTCATCGATCCGCACCTCGGCCCCTCGGCCCTTCTCGGGGTGCGCGTGGTACATGAGTTCGACGAGGGTCGGCTCGCCATGCAGCCTCGCCTGGCTGACCAGGCGCGCGTACTCCGTGCCTGCGCCGATGGGCGTGCTGTTCGCCACCCGGCACGACGTGCAGTCGGCCGCGCTGCGCCACGCTGCTGCCGCGTTGTCGAGCGCCGCGAACTCGTCGAACACGACCATGGTGCGACGGCCACCTCGGCCGATGTGCTCGGTGCTTGCCTGCCCGGCGATCGTCGCGCCCGTGGTCGGATGGCGCAGCATCAGGTGCTGCCGCCACTTCTTGCCCTTCTCAAGGTCCCCCGACGGGCATGGCAGCAGCCACGAGGGCTGCGCGGTCACGAGGTAGTCGATCTTCCAAAACAGCGAGTCGGGGTCGCCCGTGCGGTCCACGAGGTCCTCGACTCGGCTGACGAGCAAGGTCTGCCACCCGTGGAACATCCACCCCCATGTGGCGATCGCGCACATGAGCCACGACGCGCCCATATCGCGGGACTTCTTGATCACGACGTCGCGGCCGTTCGTCACGCTCTCGATGACGGCGTCGGCTGCCTCGACTTGGCAGGGCCACAGGGTGAAGGGGACGTTCGGCATCCGCGCCGGGCGCTCGCGGCCCGTCTCGTCGAGTTCCTTCACCCGGTAGGTCCACGCGCAGGCTTCGCACCATGCGGCGAATGAGCCCGCAAACGCCGCGCGCAGGTCGGCCCGGTCGGCATCCTTGGCGTCGAGAACGGCCCGGCGAAGGGCGAGGACCGCGTCTGTCATGCGTCCCCGGCCCTGCGCCCACCAGCCCCGCCACGAGCCCAAGCGCGCTCTAGCAGGGCGGAGGCGTGCTCCTGGCCTGGCAGCAGCGGGAAGTGGCGCAGGCAGGCTCGGGCGCGCTCGCGCACCGGGCGCGGGACCCTCGGCGTGGCGGCGGTGTCTAGCAGGTCGAACAGGAACGCCCGCGTGTGCATGAGGGCGAGCACTTCCTCGTGTGGCGTGGTCATGGGATGCGGTGCGCCGGGACCCCGGCCTCGGCTTCGAGGCGCTCCTCAAGGGCGAGGATGCGCTGCCGCATCAGTTCCACCTCGCGTTCGAGGATCAGAATCTCGGCGTCCTTGCGGTCGATGATGGCGCGCAGCGCGTTGCCGAGTCGCCGGATGAGCGACTCGTGCATCGGCATCTCGGACTGGGGGTCGCGCATCGGCATGGTCAGTTCCCGGTGGGCTGCCGGAGGCGTCCGGCCCACTCTTCGAGGAGTTGCGCGCCCCGGCCGGCGTCGCCCTGCTGTTCGACCTTGATCGCACCCCCGCCGGCTCCCGTGTGTTCGAGGCTGACGCGGTCCCTGTACAGGTGGGGGCGGAGGGCCTTCAGTCGGAAGATGAGGAGGGTCATGGCTGCCCGGTCCATCTCGCGCGTGCCTTGGATGCACTCCTCGGCGAGGCGCTCCATGCGGTCGGCCACGGCGGGCTGCGCCTCCTCGAACGCCTCGCGGAAGTGCACGTCATGGTGCTTCCACCACGAGGGCGTGCTGAAACTGACCCCCACAAGGTGGCAGGCTGCCGTCCACCCGTCCTGCCTGTACGCGTCAAGCCACTTCTCTTTCAGCCCTTCGATTACCTCGGCTTGCTCCTTGGTGGGGCGTCCTGGCTTGCGCCTGGCTGTTGGCTTCTCGTGGCTCTGGTGCTGTTCCATGCCCCCATTCTGCCCATCCTGTACAGGGTCACTCAACCCCCCCCTAGTGCGCTCGAAAGTACCTTTCGAAATGGCTCTCGAAAGTGCTTGCGGATTGCCGATGCCTGTGTCATACTGTACGGGTCGGCAACGTGCCGACATTCTCACCCCTTGAACAGGAGACACTCCAATGTCCGACTCCATCCCCGGTCTCGATTCGATTCAGGACAGCATCAGCCGCGACATCGACGTGCAGATGCGTCGCGATCGCGAAGCCGTCCGAGGCGTGCTCGCGTGCTTGAGCATCACCAACATGAAGGTGGTCCCCTCCATGAGCGAGGAGACGGTCGCCTTCACCTGCACCGTCAAGTTCGGCAAGGTGGCGATCGCTCACGCCAAGAATGACGGCTGCGGTGGGAACACGTTCGTGTGTCCGAAGACGGGCAAGTTCGAGATGCTGAAGCGCGTCAAGGATCAATGGGCCACGTGCCTCGGTGGCGATCAGACCAACATGGGGATGCGGTTCGACCTCGAAGCGTGGCTCGATGACGCCGCCGCCGCCAAGTTGAAGGCCATCGAGGACAAGCGCGAAGAGGCGAGCATCCGCAGGTGGATCAGCAGCCGCGTGAAGAGGGGGTCGGTGGTGTTCCGGGTCGGTGACGAGTGGCGGTCGTGGACCCCGAACTTGGGCGCGTTGGACGCCCCCCGCAGCAAGTCCAAGTTGGAGACGTCTATCAAGGCGAGCCACCCCGGCTCGGGCAACTTTTTCTTCCCCTCGTGGTGGACCGACTGACCCCGCACGACGCTCGGCTCCCTCCCCTTCGGGGGAGGCTGCCCTGCACCGTGCAGGACGTTCTGAACCCCTGAATCGGAGTCTCTATGTCCCTCTCATCTAGTCGCAACCGCATCACCAAGTACCACCTCGAAGACGCGGTCCGGCGGATCAACGGCGAGTTGGTCGGCTACACCACAGACAACCCTAACGACCTGCCGCCGGAGAAGCGCGTGGGCTGCTGCTACCTGCAAGGGGCCTACGGCGGGTGGACCCTCGAACGAATCGTGAACGAGTCGGGCGGGTGCTCCCACGTGTTCGGGTGCGGGTTCGTGAGCAAGCGCGACTTGTACAACCGGATGCACGCCATGCTCGACGGGATGAAGGCGTGGCGCGAGGCCGACGCCAAGCGCCATGAGGATGCCAAGTCCGCGCGCGAGCGCATGGACGCCTTCCTGAACCGCAAGCGCGACGAAGCCTGACGGCACGAGCCCGACTCCCCCTACATGGGGGAGGAGGGCCTGCACCGTCGTGTAGGAACCAACCCAAGCCCCACAGGGGCAGAATCGGAGCACACCATGACCGAGATCGCAACCGCTACCCGTCCCGCTCGCATCACGATCCCGACCGACCGCAACCTCGCAGCCTGCGCTGCCGAGCCCGGCGAGAATCGGCAGTTCACCGCCATGAACCTCGCCGAGGTCACCTTCGGCTGCGGCGGCGGGCGCGCCTACGTCACGACGACCGACGGGCGCTGCATCACCCGGGCGTTCGCCGACGCGACCGACGGCCAGGTCGGCGCGAAGCACTACCTCGACCCCTCGATGGTGAAGCGCGCGCCACTGGGGTTCAAGAAAGTTCCGCTCGCCGTGACCATCGCCGACGGCAAGGCGACCCGCCCGACCCTCAAGGGCAACGCCGAAGTGCAGGACCTGCCGGAGGACGGCGTGGCCTTCCCGCCCACCGACGACCTGTGGGCCAACCCGGCGCACGTGTTCGACCCCTCGAACAAGTCGATCACCCTGAACGCCCGGCTCCTCGCGAAGATGGCAGAGGCCATCGGCAAGGATGGGGTGGTTACGATCATGTTCCCGGTCGGGGATCACAAGCCCGCAACCGTGGTCGGTCCGAACGGCGTCGGGCTGCTGATGCTCTGCGGCGACGAGGGCTCGCGCGAGCGAGCCGAGGGCATCTACAAGGGCGCGTTCCCCATGGGCAAGCGGTTCAACGGTTGACGCCACGGTGGTGGGCTCGGCGGCTCCATCCCGGGGCCGCCCTGCCCCCGCATCGTGCGGGCTGTTCTGAATCCTAGAGAAAGGTCACACATGACAAGGCTCACTTCTCGAACGCGCTCGACGCGCGTTGGTCGCATTTCGGTCGATTGGCTTGTCGCAACGGAGCAAGAGTACGGCTACGGGTCCGAGTCCAAGTGGACGGCCATCGGCCTTGCGTTTCCGGACGGGGCTGATCGCAGCGCGCTCGATCGCTGCGGCGGCTACTACGTTGAGGGCGGATCCGATGGGTACTACGCGGTGGTGGGCGGTCCCGTCCACGCCGGGGGCATCTCGGTGTTCTTCTCCACGCGGGACGGCAAGGTCAAGCGCAGCCCACGCGCCGCGCTCGCGGCTGCCATGGCCTACGTGGCGGCCGAGTACATCCGGGCGGTGGCGGTAGCCGAGGCTCGGTCCATCATGGCGCTCGCCAACCTTGACCCCCAGCGCGAGAGGATCATGGGATGACGAACCACCTAGCCCTACTTGAGTTCCTTGAGAACCATCCCGGCGTGCAGCCTGGACGGTTCGCTTCGATGGCAGCGATTCGCGCGGCCATCCCCGGGTTCTTCGACCGAAAGAAGTTCGCTCCGATGCGGGTCTCGAAGAAGGTCGCGGGCGGCTGCCTGTTCGTGACCAGCCAAATGGTATTCCGCAACGGAGAATACAGTCGGCGTGCGACTGTCCGGATGATCTGTTCCAAGGGTCTGGTGTGGAACATCGGACCGTTTGCCGGATGGGAGCATGGCAAGCACGCCGTGGACTCGGCTTCAAGGATGTGGACACACTATCAGCAGAGCCTGATCGATCCCGAGGAAGCCGACGCCGCGCGGCGGCAAGCGACAGGGGTCCCATCGTGAACCCATACCGAATCGAACCACCGTTCTACGTTTCCTTCAGCGGCGGGCGCACCTCGGGTTACATGCTGCGGCACGTGCTCGATGCATGGGGTGGGTCGCTGCCCGATGGCGGGCACGTCCTGTTCGCGAACACAGGCAAGGAACACGGCCGCACGCTCGAGTTCGTCGAACGGGTCGGGCGCGATTGGTGTCCCATCACGTGGGTGGAGTGGCAACTGGGTGGATTCTTGGAGGTGACGCCGGCGACGGCAAGCCGCAACGGAGAACCGTTCGCGGCCCTGATTCGGAAGCGCAAGTTCCTTCCGAATCCGATCGCGCGGTTCTGCACAAGTGACCTGAAGGTCATCCCCATGCGGAGGTGGATGGAGGCTCGGGGATACCCCGAGTTCACCACCGTCATAGGGCTTCGGGCCGACGAGCAGAGGCGCGTAGCCAAACTGCGCGGCGACCAGTCCCGCGACATTGCCATGCCATTGGCCGACGCCGGGGTCCACTCCGAGATGGTGAAGGAGTGGTGGCGCAACGCACCGTTCGATCTGCAACTACCAAACGGCGATAGCGCCTTCGGCAACTGCGATCTGTGCTTCCTCAAGAACAGAGCGGCAACCGACCGAGTGATGGAGGCGGAGCCAGCGCGAGCGAAATGGTGGATCGATCTCGAGCAAGAGATCGGTGGCACGTTTCGCAAGGACCGTCCACCGTATGCGACGATCCTGCACCAAGTGACGATTCAGGGCAGGCTGTTCCCGGAGTCGGATGACCCGAATGACATCACAATCCCGTGCGACTGCACGGAGTAAGGAACCCATGAAAGACCCATATTGGAACGTGACCATCGAGTACACGTTCGACAACATTGACCCGATCGCCTGGACGTTCGAGTTTCGATTCAAGCGTGGCTGTGGCCTGTATGAGATGATGACCACTCTCTTTGAGTCGTTCCTTGAATCCGCGAAGGGAGTGGAGCGGGCTGTGAATGACATGGTCGGAACACACAAGTCGAGGACCATCACCTTCGAGGCGATCGGCCCGACGTCGCGGCATCGGATGTCGTGCGAAGTTCCTGGTGACATCACTTCGGAGCAAGCCGACGTCACGGCGCGGCAGTTCCTGTCCGCGATCACGAGCGGACCGATCATCGAGATGTTCAAGGAGCACTGCCTTGGAACCTGACCTCTACACCAACATCGAGACGCCGCGTCGCACGAGGAGGCAAGCGACGCGGTGGCAGACACAGGACGTGGCGTTCATGCTCGCCTCACCACTCATGCCGGCGAAGGTGTTCGCTGTCATCCGCTCGCACCCATCTACTTGCGACGAGGTCGAGCAGTCGCTCGAGGGGACGCACCAGTCCATCAGCGCGGCGGTGAATGCGCTGATGCGCGAGGGCTGGATCACCGACTCGGGCGTGCGTCGGCCGACCCGCTCGGGCCGCCCGGCGATCGTGTGGAGGGCCGCGAAGTGATGCGGTAGCCGCTGCGCCAAGCGGAACGGGCTAGGTCTGCTGCGATTCGATCGCAAGCAGGCTCGTCGAGGAAGGGTGCGCTTGCATGCAGCGCCTCATGGATGATGACCTCGAGCATGCGAAGGCCGCGCAGGCTGCGCCTGATTTCGATCAGGCCAGTCCGCGCGGCCTTGTCCTTGTCCCAGCACCGCCCCCAGTCCGTTCCCATGTTCCGTGGTGGGCTGAATCGAAACGTCCAGCGCCGACCATTCATCTCGACGATGAAGTCAGTAGGCATCCATCACATCCCACACCAACTTCGGGGTGCTGCGGATCTGTGTGCCGTCTCGCTTTGTCTCCCATTCAATCCTCAATCGAATCCACTTCTGACGCAACGGAGCCGGTCCGAACTGACGCTCAACCTCGAACCCGTATGCGCCGCCAGTCTTGCCCCATGCATCCTTGGTCGTGCCGATTCGGATGCAATCGCAGTACCTAGACTTCTCCTCGTAGTGGCCCTTGTGGTCACTCAAGTACAGGCGCTGGAGGCCGACGACGTTCGAGGTGTGCAGGTGTGAGTAGACAAGTGAATCAACTCCCTCGAGCCAGGAGTACACACGTTTCGAGTCCAATGTCCCGCCGGTCATGGCTGCGGATCCTCCGCCACCGTGCATGTACTTCACTGTGTATCCGCTACAGTTGTTGCCCAGTTTGATCTGGAACTTGATCCAGCCGCCGTATCCCCCAGCGATAGCATCTGTTTCAGCGCGGCACTTGATCGCGCGAACCAGGTTGGCAGTCGGGTCAACCTCCATCCTTTTCAGATAGTTGGACTCGTGATTTCCAACGCCCCACATGACCACGTGGCTGGCATACGGGGCGTAGTGGTCAGCCGCCATGTCGATGATCTTGTCGAAGTACCCGTCAGACAACAGTTCTCGACGAAGCCCGCCCTTGGTGTGGCGCGGATCGTTTTTGTGAGACATCAAGTCGAGCGTATCGCCGATGAAGCAGATGGTGGCGTCGCGTTTGATCGCCTCGTCGAGCAGTTTGCGTTCGATGTCCAGCCGGCTTGCAGTCGAATCGACGTGGTTGTCAGCCATCAGCAGGATCCAGTGCTCGAAGTCAAGGGAGCATCGGGGCCGTTCGATCTTCACGACGTGGATGTTGGAGCCATGGTGCTCAACCTTCCAGCCGCGCTTCCGCATAGGGATCTTCTTCGGTTGGGTGATGATTTCCTTTGGCACGAGTACATGATGCGACCCAGATCCAGCCACGATCAAGAGTTGCAGGCGTTTGGTACTCTCATTTTGTGGAACTGCAAACAAACCCTTCAATCTTCAGGACGGAGACCCAACATGCGAGCAAGACTGACTGGATGGAACGAACGCAGGGCAAAGAGCCAGACCGAACGAGTCGCGGACCTCAAGCAAATGAGCCAAGAGGAGATCATCAAATGGGCGATGCGAGAGGTGGAGAAAGCGCATGAGCGAGAATCCGTTCGCGCTTGTATGGTCGCTCGGCTGGATGATCTTCTGCGCGCGCATTGCAACCGAGTATCGGACATCGAATGCCAGCGCAGCGACCCTGCTGCGGCACGCATGGGCCAGGCGCTCGCGTACTTGGTGAAGCAGTGGGCTGACATCACTGGTGGGAACGTGAACACGATCATGTTCTCGAGCAGGATTGAAGATGAATGAATTCCGAGTCATCCTGCCGATGCCCAAATACGAGGGGCCAAACGGGCGCAGTCATTGGCGTGCTAGGAACACGCAAGCCAAGTCTGACAAACAACTTGCGTCGTTGTATGGGGCGATCGTCGGACCCAAACAACCGATCAAGGTGGTATCCCTGGTCATCGACTGGTACTGCGCGACGCGCCGCATGATCGATACCGACAACGCCCACGGCCGGTGCAAGTACTTCATCGATGGCCTGACCTCCGCTGGGTGGTGGCGCGATGACAGGGACATCCGGGCGACTACGATCCGGCGATGGTTTCCCGGCGAGGGGGCTGGGTTCAAGGCGCGGGTGGTGATTACGGCACGCCCCATGGATCAGGCCCTACGATTGATTGAGATCGATCCGGCATACGGGTAGGTCTCTCCGCCCACCCATAGGTCTTCCTATCGAGCCTGGCGCTTCCACGTGCGCTTGGTGTGGCGATTGGTAATCCTGTACGCGATGATCCGATCGACATCATTGGCGTCATCCATGTTATCTGTCAGTTGCCTGATGAAGTCGGTTGGCCGCACCCCAGTGGTCGCCCACCAATCGATGGCTGCTAGCCATGCTGAATTGGTGATGGATGGAGAGGCTCCTGCCTTCTCGAGGTTCCTGATTAGGACCCTGTGGACAGCCTCGACGATCGGCTGCACCTCGGCTTCGGGCTTGCGCTCCCGGCGGCAGATCGCCTGCATGCATGCCTCTGAAATGACCACCTGTCCCCCTGCACCCCCCGGAGGGGTTGTGGTTGTAGATGTGGTTGTGGTTGTGGGGCATTCAATGGCACGATCAATGGGACGATGAATGGCACGATCATTGATGCGTTGAATGTTGGCGCGTCGCTTGGCAGCCACGGCCTCTCCCTTCTCCCGTTCTGCTAGCAGGCGAGGGTGTGCAAGTCCTCCTGGCACCTCGACTAATCGCGGTCGAATCAGGGCCCACCACTGTGGATCGAATCCACCACAGATCCTCGACAGTATGGCACTATCGTCTGGTATGACGCCCCTGACCCACTGCCACGACAGCATGCGTATGTATGCACCCACGCAGGCAGGGTCCATATCTGCGGTGCTCGACAGGAAATCGGCAGGATAGAACGAGAACCATGGCAGGCTGCCACGGGCTTTTGATATACTCATATTGGGTCTCCCGTGGATGACGCGGGGCTGATTCAAGGGTTTGGGGGGCGGCTTCGGCCGCCCCCCTGTTTCATTCTTGGGGATCGCCTATCGGCCGGTGTGCCTCAAGGAATCCAAAGGGGTTCGATACGTACTTCGTATCGTGAGCAGGAGCCGACTCGGTCGCGGCAAGCAGGAACAGGGCAGACGCGCCAGCGGGGAACTCCTCCCAGCCGTAACCGATCCACACCCCTGGCGCGAGGTGCGTCGCTTGCCCTCGATCCCACATGATCGTTCGAGCGGCGGGTATGGACACCACCTGCCTGTTGTTGAGGATCGAGTACGTCCCGTAGTTGAAGAACGAGTCCGCGCCGAGAGCAATTGAAATGATGGATTGGTAGATCATTGTGGAAAGCAGGGGCCGCCGGCTCCGTCGCGCCGGCGACCCCCGCAAGGCATTAGAACGGGATTTGATCCATTGGCACCTCGACGTGCCGCTGCTCCGCAGCCGCCGCGCCGGATCGGATCTCAAGGATCCGGTCAGGATTCCCGCCATCGCCGGGCTCCACGAGAACCCGGAGCGCCTGGCCCTTGGTCTCCTCGATCGTGTCGAGGAGGTTCTCATCGAAGCAGACGTAGCGCGACCCGTCGGCGGTCTTTGCCGCGACGTAGTCGTTGCCCTTCTTGGTCTGCTTGCGATCGACGTACCTGAACGTCACCGAGATGTACTCATCGCCCTCATCATCCGATTCATCCTCGGAAGCGGGGGCGCTCGCCGGCATTGAAACCGGGGCACCCCCGCCTTTCCGGGGGCTCGTGGATGGAGTGTCCTGCTCGACTACGGTAGCCGAAGCGACCTTCTCGCGCAACTTCGCGAGACCGCTGCCGACAGACTTGGAAACTGGGGCAGGCGCGCTCTCAAGCGCAGGCTTGGCGATCGACACCGGAGCGGCCGTTGGCATGGTTGCACCGGGGATGTCAGATACCTCGGTCTCGTCGAGGATGCCGAGCCCGCAGATCGACAGGGTCAAGCGCCTCTTTGCCTTTGTCTCACACTTCAGCATGGCGTTTGCCAGGTTCTCTCCCTTCAGCCCGGAGATCGTGACTACGCCACTCGCCTCATCCTCGCGACCAGTGGCATCCTTGCCTCGCGCCACGACCTGATACAGGCCCGCCTCCGCCATCATTGAACGCTCCAAAGGAGCGATCGACACGCCGTGGATCTTCCGCAACTGCTCGCTTGCCGAGCGGGTTGCGTACAGGGTCAACTTGCCGTTAAGCACGATGTACTGAAACGGGGTTGTTGCCGGGTTCACGCCGAGCGAATCGCACACGGTGCGGACGTATGCGACGCGCTGCTCTGCGGTCAGTTTCGACAGGTCGCCACCGATCACGACCTGTTCAATCGCGTTTGCCATGTTGTTCTTCACGATGTCAGACATTGCTTTCTCCAATTTCAGATTCCAGTTCACGCAGCGCCCACGCGGGCACGGCCAAGTCTTCGATGCCCGTGTAGCCCACGGGCCCGGCTTCGAGGTAGTCGTTGTACTTCGCGATCAGTGAATCGAGTCGCGGTCCAAACGCCTGAAGCACCTCGTCTCGAAGGCGATAGCAGGCGACCGCATACGGAGCCTTCTTCTCCACCGCCACAAACACGAAGTCAGAGATCGGACCCAGCCCCGCCGCGTTCGCCATGCGCGAATACATGAGAGCCTGAAGACCATAGTTGTACGTCCACACAGTGCGCTCGAAGTCGCGCCTGCCGGCTCCGTCTCGCACCGTCTTGAGATCACAGATCACGCGCGATCCATCGATATCCAAGATGCGATCCATTCGCGACTTCGACTGGATGCCGTAGATCTCTGCGAACACGCTGACCTCTTCGCGTCCAGGCAGGTTGCGAAGCAGGTTGTACGCCTCCGGATGTGCAGCGATGGAGAGGGCCATAGCCTCGACCTGCGCGGCCTGATCGGTTGTCAGGACGGACTTGCCAGCAGCCTCGATCGCGAACTGTTCCTTGGCTGCCTTGCCTTCCTTGGTGCGACCATCGACCTTCGGCATCACTGCAAACTCCGAGTCGAAGGCGAGACGCCGCAGCACAAACGTATGAAGCGCGCGCCCGATCATCAGATCATCACTGTCTTCGCGCGGGTTCCGGATCTCGTGATCAAGGTGCAGGGATGTCCCTGAACTCAACACCTTCAACCTCGATGCACTCATGTAGTTGAGGCTGTGGTATACTGACTCGGCCAAGTCGTACTCGACGCTCGGCCACTCCTGTGGCTCAAACATTTGAAACTCCAATTCAGGCCCGCCGTTTCGACCAATCGGACGGCGGGCTATTTTTAGATGTCGGTGGGTCGAAGCACCGTTTCGAAGTCACCCTGACCAGTGCGAACCAATGGCTCGTTCGCCTTGTCCATGCTTGAGTATTCCTCATTTCCAAGGACACATTCGAGACACTTCGAGATCGTCTCGCCACGCTTCTTCGCCAGCGCACGCAGGCGATTCGCGATCGGCGTGAGGATCATCAATGCCGTGTAACGCTTGCTCGTACTCATGCGGTGAACCATACAGCATGCATCGGATGCTGTACAGTACGAACATGAGAAGATTCGCAATTAGTCGTTAGCGGACTCTTGAAGTTTCCGGAGTCTGTTGCGTGCCTCAAGAACCTGTAGCCGCTGCGCCTGCGAAGGCGTCAACTTCCGATCCTTGCGGAGTTTGCGGTAGTAGGTCAGCAACTTTGCCTCTGGTGCGACATTGCTCGGCAGCGCGCCCGCAATAGCCCGAGCCGGCGCGGCAACGGGAATGCCGGACATGGTCGCCGCAGTCGTAGCCGCCTGAAGGAACTTGCCCTCGACTAGGCTGCGTGCCAATTCACCCATCGATGCAATCACCAACGGCTCGCCGACTCCCTCTGCTGCCCCACTGAATCCAAGCAGCGCCGCATTCAACACCTCGTTCGCGAACGTGCCGGGATACCCCAAAGCCTGGGCTGCTGTTTCTGCACTGATGCGCGCAACGATGCGCTTCATTTCGCGCTCGGTGAGGATCGCCGCGATCGCCTTCTCATCCTCGTCATCGTCTCCGCCCAGCAGGGCAGACAATCCTGCGAATGCAGCAGCCCACGCCGGATTGACGGCGGCACTCCACAGCATGTTCATGCCGACGCCGGCGGTCGCCTTCGCGATCTTCTCTGGGTCGCGGCTCGAGAAAGCGCGACGCAATTGGTTGTGCCCCTTCAGCGGATCGCTTGAGTATGGGAACAGGAAGCGCGTGATCCCTCTATCAAACTTTCCTTCGGCTGCAAGAACCGTGTCATCCAACGGATCGGACACGTTCTGTGTTCTGCGGAATGCGGCCTCGGCCATCTTTGCCGCAGCCATATCCAACTCGTCATTGGTCATGCGCGGATTCGTGCGCGCCAGTTCCGAACGGTATCCAGCGAATGCCGCCAACATCACCTGCCTGTCAATGGTCCGAAGGAACATGTCCGCACTTCGGATGATTCGCGTGAATGCGCTTGCGCCCTGGCGTGCGTCTCGAGACGCACGGGCGAATCGCCCAGCCGCGAGATCGTTGCCGGCTGTAGCGAATGCGCGGCCCACAGCAGCCAAAGCATTCGACCACTGCTCCGTGCCTTGGCGAGGATCGCCAAGTACGTTCGCGAAGATACCGACCTGGCTGCGACGATGGCGTTCGTAGAAGTAACCATTCACTTCCTCGACCCGACGCGCCATCTCCGCCCGTGTCCCGGGAGTCATGGTGGTGACCGAAGCCATCCCGGCCGCGAAGGCCGCAGTACTCATCTCGGTGTACAGGCGAGCGATGCCACCCAACTGCCGCAGCCAAGTCTTCGGGTTGATCGTCAGGTTTGCACCCGCGATGTTCGCGTTGATGTTCTCGACGATGTCTCCGACCGGCTTGCCGGACAGGCCGACTCCATTCAAGAGCATCTTGCGGATGAGGTCTGTTCCCTTGTCTCCAAGGATCCGTTCGATATTTGCGCGCACGCCAGCAGATCGCATCACTGTCAGCGCGTACCGAAGTGCGAGCGACAGATGGATGACGCGAAGCGATTCATCCACGTGTGAGTCCATCACTCGAATCAGTCCGCTGATGACCAGCGATGCACGTGACTGAACTCGCTTGTTCAGGAACCCCGCATTGGACAGCATGGTCTGTACCACCTGCCCCGGCTGCATGTTGACCGAATCGATCCCCAGTTCCTGCACCTCGGTTCCGAGGCGATATCGTGGAAAGTACCTATCGACAATCGGGGGCTGACGCCCGTGCTGCTGGAAATGAATCTCGAACACATCCGGTCGGATGCGCTGTTCGAGGATGTTCTTCATCTCGTCGATCAGTTGCTTTTGCTGCGGCGTCAGGCTTGCCACCAAGGCGGCGTGTTCCTGCTGGGTGAACTTGATCGGCGTCGCCTGGCGGTTCGTATCGAACACGATCCCGCTGCCAGGCTGATCAGGATTCTGCTCGTCGGTCAACGTCGAAACCGTATCCGGATCAAGCGCCGCCAAGTTGAGCATCTTGTCCACGGACATGGTCACGTCCTGACCAGCCATGCGGACAACCGTGGTCTCGGCTGACGCATCACCATACAGGCCGGCGGCGCGAGCCGCATACCCGTCATACCCTGTATATCCAGCGGCACGAAGGGCCACTTCGATCGATCTGTCGATCTCTCTGCGGGCCTTGAACATGGTGTCCTTGGCTGCTGCCAAGGTGTCCCAGATCTTTCCCATGATCCCGGATTGCGATCCCTCAAGTTTCTCCATGAGGGTGTATGCATCGGCGTTGCGGATCGCTACCTGCTGCGGAATCGTGCGCTGCGGAGCACGCTCTGCAAGCGGCTCGGCGGGGAGGCCAGCCACCCCATCCATCGTGTCGGCAAACTGGGCAGCATCCTGCGCGGCGACTTCCGCCATCTCCGTTCGGCCTTCGCGGTACTCGCTCCGCTCAATGTCATAGTCATCGAATGCCTGCTCGAGCAATGCGTTGGCTGCATTGGTCCGCTGCACAAGATCTGCGGACGTGGTGAATTCCTTCAGCCGGCGAACCGCGCTCGTCAGCATTGCCTGTGCCGCATCGAGATTCGCATCGATGGATGCTCGCGTCTCGTTTCGCATGCCAGCCTTCTTGACTCGCTTGCGCGTTCGGACGATCTGATTCACGACATCAATCGCATCGGCTGTAGCCAGGTCTCGCACAACCTGCTGGGAGATCTTGAGAACTCCAGCATCCGACTGCTTCATTGTCGCAATCGCTAGGTTGTAGGAGCCGCGCATGCTCTGTGGCAGCATGGCGATGATCGAAACGACCTCGCGTCGAATCTGCTCCATGTCCTTCTTGGCCTGGTTGTAGCCGGCGACATTGCCCTTCTGCATTCCGGAGAACCATGCCAGCAGGGTCTGCTGATCCATGCGCTCCGCGAGTTCAACCTTGTCCGCACGAGCCGCGCGATCTGCCGCGTCGAGCCTGTCGCGAAGATCACCGATTCGATCGGCGTCGCGTCGAATGCGCTCCATGACATCTTCAAGCCGTTGCTTGAATTTGGCACGCATGTTCCGTCGTTCCGATACCTGCTTCACGCGCTCGCGATCCTGCTGCTCGCGCATGCCTTCCTTACGGCCGCGCATCACGCCGGCGACCTGGCCGGAGCGGCGTCCAATCTCATACGCCATGGATTCCTGGCGCTTCGGCTTGCGAGCGAACAGGGCAATGGGAGCCTGCAATGTCTCTTGCAACTTTGGAGTCAGTTCCAACGATGGTTGGGTGGCATCACTCGGATATGTTTTTACAACCGTCAACTCCCCGTTGACGTCTTCTGCCAACTCTTTGAACAGTCCAACATCCACATAGTCGAGTGTTGCGATAACGCGCGTGCCATCACGATCTTCAACATCTCTTCCATAGTCGCGATCTTCCAGACCTTCTGCCCCAACATTTGTAAGGAAGTCCGCAACATCAATGGGGTCATTGAATTCGATGCGAACATCCTGCGTTCCCTTCGCGCCCTTGATCTGGACGTTTGACAACGCAGGCCCACCCATCTTCTTCATCAACTTCGAGATGGCGGCTGGCAAAATCTCGTCATAAAACTTGAGGTTTCCATTGCCTCGAGCGCCAGCCATAACGCTGCCAAACATGTTGTTGACCTGATTGCCCTTGGCAAATGCAATCATGTCATAGCCACCGTCCTTGGCCTCTAGCAGAATCTGCTTGAGTGCAAGCGCAAGCCAGGCATCGGTTGTTCCGACAAACGGAGCATCGGGAGGGAATTCTTCAACGCGATATTTCAGATTGTCCAACTCGCCGTAGCCCTTACGGGAGAATTCTTCTTGCGCGTCTTTGTCAGTCGCATGCCGAGACACGACCTGCTTCGTGTCAATATCGACAATTCGGAATCGATCGTAGACGTCGGCGCGCGCGCCACCTTCCATTCGTTCGCCACGCCTGATGTTCTGCGCCCAGTCGCTTTGGATCTCGATCACGAACAGAATCTTCTTGCCGTCAGTGGATTGACGGTCTTCCATTCGGATGTGATATAGGCGATTGATATCTGCATCGCGCTTATACAGCATATGCTGCTCGTAGATATAGGGCTCTACCACAGCGCGATTTGCGTAGACATCGGGAAGTGAGGCAGTAAGTTCTCTGTAGTTGGCCTTCTGAATACTTCCAGCCCCACGAATTCTGTACTCCTCAAAGCCGGCCCTGCCATCGAATCCCTTCGGAGTTTTTGTAAGGAATTCAGTGATCACCATCATGGCGTCTTCATACCGCTGGTTATTGAGTTTCGCCTTGACCTCTAGGTGCTCAACTCCGTCAACAACAACACGGACGTTGCCAGCATCCTCGTCATGGAAGATTTCAAACTGATGGTCTGTGTTCTCGTCGTACAGTGTTGTTACATGTTCGAGGGTTCCCTCTTGCTCAACACCGTCCTCATCTACGTAAGACTCGCGAACGTATTCGGAATATCGTTTTACGAGTTTTGGTTTCCGAGCCTTGTCCGTGAATCGAAGAACCTGAACCGACACCCCATTCTCCGCAAGCCATTCTGCGACCGTGGCCTTCTCGACCTTTCCAGGCTGGGTGTCTAGCCACTCATTGATGCCAGACCATTCGACTTCAGTCTGCTTCACGAGCCCCTTATTCGTCAGCATTTTGATCTGCTGCTTCCATCCATCAGCAGACATCGAATTGGCGACAAGAGAATCAATGCCGCGAGTCAGGGCGGAGTAGAAGCCGGCTGGGAGTTGCGGACGTGCCTCGTGACTTACTCGGCGGGCGTCGAGGGCGAGGAGGGTGCGGCGCTGTTCCGGGCGGACAGAGCGCCCTTCATCAACTCGACCATCTGCTTCGCTCGCTCCTTTGGCGGAAGGTTGCTGAACGCCCTGCGCCATGCCGCGAACAAGCCGTCCGAAGGGACGATTTCCGTGACGCTTGCGCTCGGCAATCCACGCATCGACTCCTTCTGCATATCCGATTCGCTCGCCTGACTTGCCTGTGAGTTTTGCATAGAGATCCTTTTCGTAGTACCAGGCTGCTGCCTGAATGTCGGCAATGGTCAGTTCCAGTCCGCGCTCTTCAAGAATACCCTGAACGCGGCGGACCACGTCGATCATAAATGCCCGGTCGGCAGCACCGAACGGCGCTTCTTCCATTTGGTCGAAAGCATTCTTCGCAATCGTGTTGCTTGCCTTCTCTCGTGAATGCTCGCGGAATAGCGCAGCAAACTTCGATCCAAGTTTGGCTTTTGCATCCTTCTCGAATTTGGCGCGTTCCTTGGCATTCTTGCCAGCCTTGCGACCCATGATCTGTTCGAGTCGAGACTGGAAATTTCGGGCCTCATACGGCTTCCGCGCTTCGTCCGATCGCTTCAAAATCGCCGCGCGAGACGTGGTCGAGGGGAGACCCATCTTCTTTCGATAGGCTTCGAGTTGCTGCGGCGAAATGGTGGTCTTCAACTGCCCACGCATACGGTTGAAGGTTCTGCACCACCACAGATCCATGGTCAGATAGCCGGCGTCTCCCATCAGGTTGGCATAGAACGCGCCAAGTTTTGCTCCGAAATAGAACGCGGCGAGCGGAAGCGTGGCGTCTGCCGGGTAGTCGGACATGGCATCTTCGCCCTTTTCGCGAAGCGCCTTGTTGATCTCTCGGACGGTCATCGTCTCACGCAAGTGGGATTCAAATCCCTCCATTCCGAACTGCGAGAGCACTTCCTCGATTGCAGCAAGCCCGGACTCCATATCCCGGCGCGAACCAATGTTGATCGAACTTGGCGCTTTACCAGACCGCCACTTGCCATATGCAGCAATAGCGTTGTTTAGGTTGATCGACACCTTTTCGCCATTCGAGTAGATGGCAATGAAGGCCGTCAGGACTGCGCGATACTGCCTGGCGGAAGCCTGTGCCTTTCGCGTCTTATTTGCCGCGACAAGTTCTGGGAAATATTCGGACAAGCGCGAGACCGCATTCGGCCAGTTGGTGCTGTACCACCCTTCGCCAGTTCCCGATTCGGCAGAGTTGGTCAGGTGATATTCGACTTCACTTGCAAGAGATGAAGCCAGTGTGTTAGCAGCGCGATCCGAATAATCCTTGCGACCAATTTGCATGCCGGCACGAACCGTGCGGCGGGACAATGCGAGTCCCACATCTCGAGTCTTATTCGCGCCAGCCTTGGTCGGAGTCCCGGACTTCGTCAGTGGAATTTGTCCGACAAGACCTAGGGATTCGCGTGCTGAAACAGGATCCGCCTCCATGAGGTCTACGGTCTTCTGCTGACGTGGCTTTCGTGCCTCTAGCGTCACGGCGGTCGCTGGTGCTGGTGGT